AATATACAAGAGGTAACCTCTATTCAATCATTGAGAAGGGACAAGAGGCTATTGATGGTATTCTTGAATTGGCACAAGAGAGTGAGATGCCAAGAGCCTATGAGGTTGCTGGTCAGTTAATTAAGAACGTAGCTGATGCGACCGATAAACTTTTGACACTACAACAGAAACTGAAAGATGTAGAAGAAGAGAAGGAATCTAAGGGTCCAACCACTGTCAATAATGCCCTCTTTGTTGGTTCAACAGCTGAACTTCAGAAATTATTGAAGAAAGGTATGAATGATAAATAGAAAGAACGGGAGAGAAATCCCAAAGTATTCTTACTAATACCTGACATGTCGCGCGACGAGCATAATAATTTACCTTCTTATAGGGATTTCATGGAAAATCCCGATGATTTACCGTCAGTAGAAGAATTTAAAGAAGAAAATCTGCCCTCGGTTGAAGATTTTCTCGAAAAAACTGTAGAAGAAGAGACACAGACCATCGAAAATTCCGATGGAGAGTCATTTTTGGAAGTAACTGACGTTGTTCAGGCTCCAGAATGGTCGGAATTGGTTCGTTTAGTCAATGATATAAGAAAAGATATTCCAAAAGTACCTGAAATCAGGTATTATGATGAACAATTAGAGGAAATTTGTGATCAAATCGCACAAATTCAAGACAATTATGCAAAGAGGGACAAAATTGATGTCCTGAGTGTCCAAAATGAAGAATTTGAGGGTAAATTATCTGAGATTGAGTCGAAAATTCCCACGGTCAAGTACTATGACCACGACATTAACTCAATTTATGACAAAATTACCGATATTAAGGAAGAAATCAAGAGTCTTCCAGAGGTAAAATACTACGAAGAAGATCTTGAGTCCCTCAAATCAAGAATTGAACAGGTAAGTGAAGCGATTCCTACCTTCCCTGACTGGATTCAGGAGGTTCAGGAGGTCCCAGACTTCTCTTGGATTGGAAAAACATTCAGTCTCATTGATGATGACTTCAATAAGGTTCAAGGACACCTTGATATCATCAGAGAAAAGATTGATTATCAGGTCAATGAACTCAATGATAACCTTGAGAAGAAAGAATTTGAACTTAGAGTAGATGTAAAGAATCTTACTGAAAACTTTGAACAGACTGTCACAAGTATTGAGGAGACAAAGGATAAACTTTTAAAACAAGTTAAGGATGTTTCTCAGAGAATCTGGGAACAACACCACATATCCAAAGATGATGATAGAAAATTAAAGAAGTCTATTCTCAGTGAACAGAATAAACTCAAACAGTCTCTTAAGAAAGAGATTGAAAGTATCAATGAGAAGAGTGTCAAGGCAGATGAGTCCATTCTTAAGTTCTTTACTGATCTGAAAGAAACTGTCGATACTCTACCTGAGGTAAAGTATTACGATAAAGATGTCTCAAGGATTGACAGTGACATCTCATCTCTCAGAAAAGAACTGAAAGAGTTAACTAAACTCGCTTCCTTAATCAAGACTGAACAGACTGAACTGAAGGAGAACTATCTCCTCAATGAACCACCAGAGGAAAAAGAAAGAGCTTCTGGTCAGGTTGACCCACTGACACCCATTGACCAGAACTTTGCCACACTAGAAGACCTGTCTAACCACTACAGGTTGTTCTTGTCCAGAATCACCACCCAACTCTCTACCATGGGTGGTGGTGGAGCTGGTTTCATCAAAGACCTCGATGATGTTGAGTTTGATGGAACAACAGGAGATGGCAAATTACTGATTTATGATCAGGCTAACTCTAAATGGGTTGGTATTGCTAGTACTGCGATTCAAGGTAGTGCAGGAATAGCTCAAACTAGTTTCATCAGTGGTATTGCTATCACGATGACGACTGGTAATTTCACAAATGTGAATGTTGCTGGAACAATCACTTATGATGATGTAAGACATGTGGATTCTCTCGGTCTTTCAACATTCAGAAGTGGTCTTGAGGTTAATACAGGAACAGCCACAACTGCTCTTTTAGTTCGTGGTGATGCTAGAATTACTGGAATCCTTACTATTGGTACTGCATCTGTTACTATTGATGGTGATAATAATATTATTAGTACTGGTATTGTTACCATCACAAGTTCCACGGTTACTATTGGTGATAATGTTACCATCAACGCTGGTGCCACAGGTATCAACTCAGCACCTAATGTATTCTATGTTGCTAAAGACGGTGATGATAACAATAATGGAACATCCATTGATAATGCTAAACTAACTATTGCAAGTGCTGTTGGTGTTGCACAATCTGGTTCAGTCATCAAGGTCTTGTCTGGTAACTATGTTGAGAACAATCCCATTATACTTCCAGCCTTTGTAGCTGTGGTTGGTGATGACCAGAGGACTGTAAAGGTCTTACCAAGTAATACAACTCAAGATATCTTCCATGTCAATAAGGGATGTAAGTTAGCCAACATGACCTTCTCTGGTCACCTGGCTCCATCAGCTGCAGTTGCATTCCCATCAGCTGGTGCTACCAATGTTGGTGGTGGTAAGTGGAAAGGTCCATATATCCAAAACTGTACTAGTGATACGACCACTGGGACTGGTATCAGAGTTGATGGTGATAAGGCTGTCTTGACTAAGTCAATGAATGTTGATGCCTTCACACAATACAATCAAGGTGGTGTTGGTGTTGCTATCACTAATCAGGGATACGCACAGTTAGTTTCAGTGTTTACCATTTGTTGTAACGAAGCTATTACCGTCCATAAAGGTGGTCAGGCAGACCTGGCAAATAGTAACTGTAGTTTTGGTACTTTCGGTTTAGTTGCTGATGGAGTAAGTCCAGAGCAGTTTACTGGTATTGTCACAAGTTCTGGGGCAGCTGGTCAAGATAATATTGTAGTCAATGTTGGTGCAGTCACCACTAGACCTTATGATGGTCAGGTTGTCTATTTTGATCAACTCTACAAGTCCGTAGAAACTATTACAATCACGGATGGTGGTAGTGGATATACATCTACTCCTTCTGTGACTATCTCATCACCCACAGGACCAAATGGGGAAGTAGCAACAGCATTCGCTACATTGGAAAATGGAGTAGTGACTGAAATTGATATCATTAGTAGTGGTAGTCAATATACAGGAACTGCTACTGTAACCATCTCAGCTCCTGACAGTGGTACAACTGCCACAGCTACAGCCAATATGGCGGATACCTATTACACGATAAATAGCTCAACTCCTATCACTGCTGGGATTACTACATTAACTCTTGCTGAAAATCTACTTAACACTGTTGGAGTAGGTTCCACAGCATACTTCTTCCAACAGAGTAAGATTATCGCCAGTTCCCATACTTTTGAGTACATTGGTTCTGGTAACGATATTACATCAGCAACACCTAAGAGAGGTGGTGTTACAATTCAAGCAAATGAAGTTGTGACTCAAAATGGAGGTAGTGTGATTTATACCAGTACTGACCAATCTGGTAATTTCAAAATTGGTGATGAGTTCCAGATTAACCAATCAACAGGAACGATTAGTGGAAGAGCATTCTCCAAGAGTTTGTTCTCGGAGATGACACCTTTTATCTTAGCACTCAGTTAAATGGCACAGTTAGCACTTAATAGATTTAAAACAGAAACGATTGAACTGACCACTTCAGATCAGACAATCTATACTGCACCTACTGGTTATACTGGTATTGTTCTATATGCACACATAACAAATATTGCTAGTTCTTCTACAACAGTGACCATGTCACATGTTAGAAGTTCTACCACAACTGAGATTATTAAAGGTGCTACTGTCCCAGTTAATGATGCTTATATTCCTCTTGACGGTAAATTAGTCCTTCAGACTAATGACTCTATCAAAGCAAGTGCTGGAGATAACAGCACACTTAAAGTCCTTCTATCAGTGTTGGAGACTGCAAACTGATGCCTAGACTTATTAGCGAAGTCAATTCTGGTGGTGGTGCCATTGGTATTGCCAGTGATGGTGTAGATTTGGGAAATATGAAAAAACTTGATTATGAAAGTAATAGAGTTGAATATGATACGAATAGTGGTGTTGCCACTGTACTTTCAAACCCTCTTACCATCATTGGACTATAAATAAAAGAAACTCTTTATTTGCGATGATTAACGAAGAGGGACTTAGAGATTGGTTTGGTAAGTCCAAATCAAAGGATGGTAAAAAAGGTTGGGTCAATGTTGTGACAGGTGATTCCTGTGCAAGTGACAAACCTGGTGAGGGTGTCCCCAAGT